GTCGTAGACTTTAACGCCTTTAACATCTGCTGTAATTGTTGGTAGACCAGAGGCGAAGGCATCTTGGTCATATTTCAACCGTGCGTAGAGATAAGTTGTGCCTCTTAATCGGTGGTTGCTTGACCATTCACTAACAGCGTTAACTAGATTGGTGTCTGCGGCTTGATCGTCTGCGCCTGTGTGAGTGTAGGTGTCGAGGAATCCAGAAAAACGGCTATCTGTAGATAGCACATTAGTTAAGTAGATATTCTCAATAGAATCAATCTCACCCTCTGATATAGCTAAAACCATATGTAGATACTCGTTGTCTGACCCTGTAACCTCCATAAATACACGAGTACCACCCACTTTTCGCTGTCCATAAACTACAGGGATTTGCGCATCATTTGCCGCTTTGTTGAGTAGTACTCCTCTTGATGCGCCATCCGTGCCGAAGTCTGGCTGGTCTGGGGTTTCTGCTAATGCGCCAGAGACTACCGCAGAGACTATCGCACCGCCTATTGCGCCTGCCATTGTGGCATAGGTAATACCTTTTATTATTGCAGTATTCCAAATATTGCCAGCAACCAATGTTCCTAAAGAGCCTGCTATGTACGACTGTGCGAACATACCCGCAACAGCCCCGACAACTGGGGCTTGCTTAAAAGGAGGGCGGACTAATCCTGTGTGATAACTACCTAGCACGCCAGACCCCCATCACATTTCTTAATTCTGCTGTATGAGCTAAAACCACACCTTTATCACTTGTGCTGATAGCAGTTTTAGCACCGAGACAAACACCTGCGCTGAAATGGTAAGGCTTGTGTTCGATAACAGGAAAATCTCCTGTCTGTATAAATTCTTTTTTAACTTGCTCACACCCTTCATCTTGCCAATGCTGACTTATTGAGCCGTGATCTATCGTGTACTGATAAGCCTCTTTTTCGCTCGACCATTGACCTTTTAATTTAGTAGCTAGATTGCCGCCTGTTAATAGATCAAGTGCGCCAGCGGCAAATAGTCCGCAATCATTAACTCCATATTCAAAAGGTTTACCTATCTGCTCTTGCACATAAGCGTGGAGCGCTAACTCTTTAGATGGATTCACGCTGGTCTCCCCCAGATAATATCAGGCGTAACTTCACTCGCAAACTCAAAACCCCTATCTCCAGGAAAATGGATTTGAGTTTCTTCGTGGTTGGTATGTCTGCCAGTCTTGCGGGTAAAGTCCACCCACGCATTTGTTACGCTTACGCTAACAGAGCTAGTTCCTGCATCAGGGTCTTCTTCAATGCTTGGCTGATCCATACGACCCTCAAAGATTAATACTGGGTCTACTACTAACGCCAAAGCATCATCTAAAAATGCTGTGTATATCTTAACGGTGCGATCAATGTAAGCCTTGTTTAATACCCTTGAAACCCATACCTGGTCAACACCACCTAATGACAATGTAACGCTTGAAACAATTACTTCTGCGGCTTCTTCAATATCAGAGAAGCCCATAAAATGACCAACAGCCGTATAAGTGTTTGAATTATAACTAATATCTTTGAAAGCATCAGTCATATAAACCGTTTCATCATCAAAGTAAACTTCTACTAAATGAATAGGTCGATTTTGGAGCTTTGCAACTTCTGTCTGAAATGCGCTGGTGGAGCTTCTATCCATTAGACAATTTCCACTAGCGAGATTGAAAAATCGTGTAGATCAGCCGCACCCCTGCCAAAACTTTGAGAGTCATTGACAAACGCTACCGTAAACGGTACATCGTTATAGGTGATCGCCTCGTCATCTGCTACAGTGTCGTTCAGAGGTGGCTCAATAGTTAAAGTAGTGCTTCCGTCAGCGGTGAGCATATACACTTTATCGTGACCTGCAAACTTGATAAAGTCGCCAGCTTTAAGCGTACCTGTCAGCCCATCGGTTGCAACTGTAGAATCTCCAACACTATAACCGCTTGCATTATTAACTAACAGAGTCCCTGTCGCTGTGCCGCTGGTGTCGCTGTATATTGGAGGCTGATAAGTGAATGTCTGGTACTGCCCTTTCTGTGCAACTGAAAAGGCGAAGAGTGGGGCAAACTCTGCACGGGTCATTGGTGGGTAGTCAAGCTCTAACGCCCATCTTTGACCGCCTCTCTGTCTTGCCTGTCTTTTGAGCGAGTGGGTGACTGAGGTCAGCGTTGGGCTAATGCTGGTTATCTTGATAGATGACGCTGTTGGTGATGTGGGGAATAGTGCCATTAGATTGCTATTGCTCTCCCGTTGCGATTCATTGCTTGTCTGATTATGCCTACAACTGTTGGTGCGTTCTGTGCGATAACCGTAGCCGCTGTGCGTGGGTCTAGTGCGTTAACCTGTGGGGAGTAGGTTACATTGACAACTCCTCCGCCGCCGAGCTGATTGTTCGCGGTGATGTTGCCACTGCTGCCAGGTGTAAATAGCTCTGGGCCGCGCTCTCCAACAATATAGGAGCTACCGCCACGAACTGGGCCGCCATTAGCTTTGAAGAGTCCGCTTAATGAGCCACTAATTCCCTCTGCGATAGGGGCTGCTATTTGGTTTTTGATAATCTGACGAGCGACTTCATTCATTATGCTCTTGAACGCATCACCAAAGGTTTTCGCTTTCATTAGAGCGTCTGGGAGATTTGATTCTATAGAGCTTTTAACCGATGCCATTGCGGATTTTGCGGTATCGGATAACTCCACCAGATTCTTTTTAGCTTTATTAGTGCCTGTCTCTGAATCTTCTCCTAAATCTGTAAATGTTTTTTCCGACGCGGTGGATGTGCTTTCTAGTTGCAGTTTTAGTATGAATAGCTTAGTTTGCAGGCCGTCCAGACTGATTGCCGCCCTGCGGACAGGTTTCGCCATGTCATCCATTCCTGGTATAAACTCACGCCAGGCATATATAGCGGCCTGCATATCATAGATAAACTTGTTGAGAGCTAATGACATCTGCTCTAGCGACTCTAAAAAAGTGATTAAACCGTCAACAACCGCAACAGTCATCTCTTTTACCGCTTTACCCATTCCGCCACTTGAATCAATTTTACCCTCTATCCAGCCGCGCAGAGAGTCTGTTATAGTCTCAATAATTGGCGCTAGGTTAGCTACGATCTTGTTAAAAGTGCCTGAGAGGTATGCGCCAAAACGCATCATTGCATCATTTGCGCGTTCGACTCCGAGTAGGGTTTTCTCGCCGATCACTAAACCGAGCTTATCTGCCTCCAGCATTGTGTCGTGCAGTGCTACTTTGCCGCCCTGCAGCATATTAATTAAACCTGCGCCTCTTGCCCCAAACAGCGAGTAGGCTATATCTGCGCGTTCGGTAGCGTTCGACACGCCTTTGAGCATATCCGCAGTATCGCCAAGCACGGATCCTACGGAGCGCAGAGAGCCGTCTGCTTTTTTGGTTGCGATGCCGTATTTCTCGAATACATCTTTAGCTTCGCCGGTTCCTTTAGCTGCATCGGCAATATTAACTGCGAATTTTTGGATAGCTTTGTCAAGCTGCTTGGATTGAACTCCCGCAAGAGATGCGGCATGACGGAGTCGCTGCAACGCTTCTGCACTTACGCCTACTGTGCGTGACATTTTCATCAACTCGTCACTAGCATCGAGTGATCTTTTAATAAGATAACCTATACCCGCAATTCCTGCAGCGGATATCATTCCTGTTTTCAGCGAAAATAGAGAAGTAGCAACACTTTTTACGCCTTTTTTTACTGAACGGAAAGCTCGTTTAGTGCGATCTTTGGCGATAATTTTAATACTTACATTGCTAAGCCCAGCCACTTGCTACTCCTTATTTTTGCATACCAAGCCAGATAATCCAGCCTCTAAACTCATCTAAATCCATCTCTGCCACTTCTGCCACTGTCTTGTGGAGGTGCTCTGCAATACGGTACATCCACTGCAGATCAGGATCGTTTTTTACTTTTTTTCAATCTCGTCCTCATCCTCATTATCGTCACTGTTTATGGCGTTGATAATATCAGACAGCACTTCTGGATCGGTTTGATCTATAAGCGCATCTTTGTCGGTGAGGCGAAATACTCGCTTCCCCTCTTCATCCATCAATCTATAGATTAGAGTGAGGGCAAACGCCTCTGCCTCTTTTCCTGTTTGAGTTAGATGTAGAATTTCTGCAGTCTGGCGCAAATTTATGTGAGCGCGAATATAGACTACAGGCGCTACCCCATCCTTTTCCCAGGCTGGAATCTCCAATTTGCGTGGAGTCGCTTTACGAATAATGGAGTAGTGCGAGGTAGCTTGATTAATTAAACTCACGCGACAGTCGCCTCATCTAGTACGCCTTTAAATGTGAAACTAGCGGTGACAATATCGCCCTTTGATCCACTTATAGAGAATGCTTCAATTTTTGCCGACCCGGTACGCTCAGTGTCGCCACTCTCTAATCCTTCTGGTCCAATGTGGAGAGTAACTGTTGAGCCTGGAGTCATTGCGCCCTGCCCGTTAGTATCGGTCTCGTCCCAATAGCACTCAACATTGCCGCCGCCTTTTGTGATCCCATCTGAGATGTATGTCTCTTCAGTGTCTCCCATTGATGTTGCTTCGACTAGGTCTATATTTTCGTCATAACTGTAAGATTGGATCAGCGCAACGACATTACTGCCTACCTTTACCGATCCGCTATTTCCGTGATGTGCTGCCATTTTGCTGCTCCCTGGTTAAATTGCTATATCCGGAGTGGACATAGCGGTAAAATAAGTCAATTTATAGGTGAGCGTTATTACGCCGACCTGTTGCGTACCTTCGCCACTTAATGCGGCGCTCATACTGATTAAAGTTGTATCTTGTGTTAATCCGCTGTGGGTGATATCCGTAGCCATTGCGACTTCTATCTCTTTAGATATCGTGTCTAGCGTGTCGAAAGCGGTGGTTGATACAGAAACATAGCCCTCCAAGTTGAGAGTTAACTCTCTGATGAGTACGGGATCAGCTCCCATTGTATGCTCACTAACTGTCTCTGCA